AAGGATGTTGCATATGGCGCTAGAAGTTTGGCTGATATATCTCAGGTGGATGCTATATCAAACAGTAGTGCTGGTAAATTAGAAGTAATAATTGCAAATGCATAATGTATTTATTGCAAATTGATAAGCGGGGGCAGATAATACAGGAAGACGACGGAATGTTCGTCATACCTGAGTTCATTGATGTATTGGAAGATAAAAAGCTGGGCTTGAAGGGAATGCTGTGGGTTGCTTTAGTTTGTGACTACGACTCTCCCTACCGCCACTTCGTGGAAAGGGAAAGAATCAAATCGGTGAGTAAAGTTGTATTTGATACTTATAAATGGAGTGGATATAAGTCAAAAAAAATCGCTGACGCGATTAATAAATATAAAGAGCTGCAGTTTGACCCATTGGACGCTCAGTTGATTGCTTTCAATGAAAAGATTGATGAGTATACAGGATTGATGAGGTCTGTAAGAATAAATGAAGATAATGCAGAAAGTATGCAAAAGATAATGATTGGTATAGAGAAAGTTCTTAATACTAGACAAAAATTATTAGATGCAATAGAAAGGCGTGGCGATAGAAAAAAGATACAAGGAGAGGCTAAGATGAGTTATTTAGAGCAACAAATGAACATGAAAAAAGTATTATGAAAATAAAAATAGGAGATACAGAATATGTAGACGACAATGGTCGTTTAATAGACAAGAAAAAATTAGATTCTTATAATGAAAGAATGAAAACTTATTTCAAGTTTGGAGGAAAGATACATGATGTTAGAATGAAAGAAGGTAAAGATGATATGAAAGATAATAAATGGAATCTAGGGCAAAAAGACTAATATGTCAAGAAGCATTAAACATTACTCCCCTATAGTATGGGAAGGAATACCTGATTTGGACCCAGAGTCTATATCTTTTCAAGAATATTGGGAAGAGCAAACACATAGATGTTTACATGGGTATAAACCTAAGGGTTTACCAAAAATAACAGGAAAACACTATTACTATTTAAACTTTTATAGAATATTAGGTAATAGTGGTGAGGACATGGGAAATAGAAAGACATTGATTGCCCCTTGGTATAGAGATATGGACAAGGAGTATTTTGATTTGTTTGAGCAATGTAAAAACGAACAAAGAGGTATGATTGTTATAAAAGCAAGGGATAAAGGATTCAGTTATATGAATTCTGCTTTATGTGCTCATGAATATACATTCTATCCTTATAATGAGGTGGGAATAGCTGCAGGATTGCAAATTACTGCAGACTCGTTCTTTGATAAAGTTAAAAAAGGTTTAAATGCCCAGCATTCTAATTACAAACACTCAGTGTTAAAGGATACTATGGACATTTTGCGTTCTGGCTATAGGCAGAAAACAAAAGACGGCAAATGGGAGATAAGTGGTTATCAATCTGCAATACATTGTCGTACAATGTCTAACCCTGAAGTATTTAAAGGGGAGCGTTTAAGTGTCATGATTTTTGAGGAAGCTGGTGAGTTTAAAGAGCTATTAAATGCATATATGTCCTCAAAAGCCTGCTTTATGGATGGAGATATCCAGTTCGGTGTCCCTGTAATAGGAGGGACAGGTGGTGACATAGAAACATCTTCTAAAGATTTTATGGAGATGTATTATAATGCTGAGGCGTTTAACCTTATTCCTATGTTTATACCAGCGTCCATATGTTATTATGGATTTTTTGATAAAAATACTGGTATAAGTGATGAGTCAAATGCTAGAAAAAGCTTATTAGAAGATAGAAAAAAACTAGAAGGTAAAGATAGTTTAAAGGCTTACAACCTTCATATACAAAACTATCCTTTAACTATAGAAGAAGCTTTTCTAAAAACACATGGAAGTAGATTTGATTTAGCTCTTATAAATTCTCAAAGAGGAAGAATAATGAGTAATAAGAAGTTAGAAAATCAAATACAGAGAGGTAGATTAGAGTGGGTGTTTGACGAAGAAGATGGTATTATAGAAGAAGTAGAATGGATTGCTGACCCAAATGGGGCATATCAAGTATTAGCACATCCAATACCAGAATATCAAGGGTTAGATATAGGGGGAATTGACTCTTACGACCAAGATATAGCAGAATCATCAACATCAGAAGGAAGTGCTTTAATATATAGAAGATTTATCTCAACAGATATTCCTAGTGATTATCTTGTTGCAGAATATACAGATAGACCAGGAACGGCAGAGGAATTTTGGGACGGTTGTTTAAAATTGGCTGTTTATTATAATGCTAAAATGCTAGTAGAGTATACTAAGATAGGTATATTAGATTATTTTAAAAGAAAAAGAGCATTAAAGTATTTAAAAGAAAAACCTAAAACAGCTCATGCTCCTGGTACCATAACTAGAAATAGATATGGTTTACAAATGAATAAACAGACAAAGGCTGTTATGGAGCAATATATGGATGATTATATTACTACTAATGTAGATGATATATGGTTTATGGAATTATTAAATGAATTAGCTGATTATGGTACACGAAATACTGATAGGGCTATTGCATTTGGTTTATGCCTAATTCATAATATTGATATATTTGCAATGGAAGTTAGACAAAAAGAACAAAAAGATAAAAGTCTTGGATTTGTGTATTATAAAAAAGAAGGGGGCAGATTAGTTCCATATAAAGAATAAGTTATGTCATATAAAAATTTTCCTAGACAGTTATTAAACGATAAAGATAAAGACCTTAAATGGTGTGAAGCAAATATAGATGCTATGGGTATGTATCTATCTAATCAAAACGCTAATTTAGCTATTAACGATAGACATAAAGATGTAAAAAATTATCAAGCATATCATGGGCATTTTGACCCAAAAGATTACGAATATGTAACTGACCAATATGGAACTCCGTTTCCAGCTAGAATGACCAACTTTAATATTATAGCTCCCAAAATAGATTTATTAACAAGTGAAGAATTAAGAAGACCTTTAGAGTCTAGAGTGATTTCTGTTAATAAAAGTGCAATTCAAAGAAAAGAAGATGTAAAAGTTTCTCTTAAAATGAGAGAATTATTAGAAGAGTCTGTAAATAAACTAAAACAAGAAACAGGGGTAGATTTAAAAATGGCTAATCAAGAAATGCCTATGCCTGATGATGTGTCTCTTTATATGAAGTATACTTATAAAGAAATGATAGAAGAGGTAGCTGAAGATGGTTTAGAATACTTAATAGAAAAATATAATTGGAAAAATGTATTTAAAAATGGATTTAGAGACCTGTTAGTTACAGGAAAAGTATTCTATAAAATAGAAATAAAAAATGGGGACCCTCATATTAGAAGAGTGGACCCTAGAAATTTAGCATATGACGCTTCTGTAGAAACAGATTTTTTAGAAAACTCTCAATGGATAGCTGAACAAAGGTGGTTATCTATAAATGAAATATTAGATGAATATAGAGATGAATTAACTAAAAAAGATGTTCAGGAGCTAGAAAAAATGAGACATGTTTCTTCTGGAACTGATATAGCTGATTATAATAAATCAATGGAATGGGTAGATTATGATTCTAAAACAGGTTTAAGAATAAAATTAATTCATGCAGAATGGAAATCTATTAGACCTCTTAAATTTAAAATATCAGAAAATAAATATGACCCAGCAAGACCATTTAAAAAAATGGTTTCAGATAATTATAAAGCTAGAAAAGGAGAAACTATAGAAACTAAATTTGTTGATGATATATGGCAAGGAACTAAAATAGGTGGTAAAATATTAGTAGATTGTAGAAGAAGACCTAATCAAGTAAGGTCTGTAGATGATGCTGGTTCTACACCACTTTCTTATGTTGGGTGTATTCATAATTTATCTACAGGTAAAGGAAGTAGTTTGGTAGATGTTTTAAGACATATACAAACTCTTTATAATGTAGTTATGTATCATATAGAGCTAACATTATCTAGAGCTGGTGGTAAAGCAGTTGTTTATGATGTTTCTCAAATGCCTTCTAATATAGGCATGGATATGCAAACCGTATTATATCATATAAAAAATGATGGTATTATACCAATAAATTCTAGAGATGAAGGTCAAGATACCGCTTCATTTAATCAATTTCAACAAGTAGACTTTACATTATCTAATTCTGTCCAACAATTAATTAATCTTAAATTAATGTTAGAGCAAACTGCTGGACAAATATGTGGTATATCTCCACAAAGAGAAGGAGCTGTTTCTCAATACGAAGCAGTGGGTAATGTGCAAAGAACAGTTATACAATCTAATTTAGTAACTGAAGGTTGGTTTTTTCAACATTCTATAGTTAAAAAGAAAACATTAGAACAAGTGTGTAATTTAATGAAAATTTCTTGGTCTGAAGGAAAAAGAATAGGATATATATTAGGAGATGGTGGATATAAAATGATGCAAGTATTTCCAGATATAGCACTTAATGATTATGGTGTATTTGTTAATACTGGAGAAAAAGAAGAAGCTGTAAAACAAGCTATAACTCAATTATCACAAAATGCTTTATCTTCAGGTCAAATAAACTTATTAGACGTTATAAAAGTATTAAAATCTGATTCTTTAACTGAAGCTGAACATGTATTAGAGCAAGGTTTACAAGCTATGCAACAAGAAGCTGCTGCTCAACAAGAAGCTGAACAAATGGCTCAACAACAACAAGCTGAAATAGAGCAAATGAAAATGCAACATGAAATGCAAGTTAAAGCTATGGATAATGAAACTAAACTAGAATCAGCTAAAATTAAT